GAACTAGTCTTAGAGATAGCTGTGTGTACGTCGTGAGAAAACAATATTGGCGTTCCATCCGTATTAACTAGCCCTGTTTCTGTAAGAACGCTTCCATTCGCCTCAGTAGAAGCAACATAACCCTTAATCGTTACCTCGTTATTAACCGTATCAAAGGTTGGATAACCGCTAACGAAAGCTTTATAATCGTTGCCACCACTCCAAGCAGCAACGGGCGTAGTCAAACCAGTATCGCTAGCACTAGGTGTGGTCGTGCCAGTACCAATACCAAATTCAGAAACTACAGTCAAGGAAGAATCAAACAAACGCCGAAGAGCCAAATTCTTACCATTAGAAACAACAACCCCAGTAACCGTCATAAAACTCACCTAATAATATGTCTTCTCGTAATAAGTATAATACTCGGCATCGCTAGTACCCCACCTCGCCGAACCCCAAGCCGAAGTAGTAACATCACTCCACCGCATAAACCCACTAGAATTACGAACCTCAACCTTTAAATACTTTGGCCTCAACCGAACAACAGACCCACCACTACGCAAAGCAGTAGTATAATCCCCATCACGAATCAACTCGTCCTGCAAAGCCTTAATCTTAGCCTCTACATTAGCCCCCCACTCAGCAGTACGCCACTCCTTGTCACCCAAATAAAGCTCGTCGTACTTAGAAGGGTAAACAATAACGTGCCGATTAATGACTGTGTTCCTAGTTACATTATTGATAGAATCAACTACTTCAATGGTCTGACCGACATCCAAATCAATAATAGCACTACCCTTTACCTTAATCTGAGAATAAATGAACGGCGTAGAATACTTAGCCAACAAGTTAGTAACCCTAGCCTGTGCGTCAGCGACATTCGTAATGTCTGTATAAACGAACTCTCGCTGCGACAAACCATACAAAGCCACACTAGAGTCATTCCTATCCTGAACAGGAACAGGAATGACATAAGTATAATCAACAACCACATTACCAGTTCCAGACGCGGGCGCAATCGCAAACACTATCTTCTTGCCATCCTTATCAATAGCATAATCCTTAAGGACGAGACCATCAGCATCGAAACCGCCACCCTCTTTAAGCGTTCCACCAACAGTAACCTTAGCAGATGCCGGAGACCGAAGCAACGTAAACGAAAGCTGAGCACCCGTACCATCAAACGCTTCCTGCGTCTCTACCTGAGTATTCGCACCTTTAACAGTAATCTCGTTAGCCATCTCAGTCATATCAAACTTCCACTTAGGAACTTCAACCACGTTACTATTAGACCCACCAACGAATATTGTCGAGAGGTTATTAGCTGCGCCTTTAGGCTGAAAATAAACCTTACCAGTCTGTGCCCTATAAAAGCACTGATAATCGAGCGATTCTGCCAAACGTTTTATCTTATCCATTGGGTCAGCATTCTTACAAGGGAATTGTCCTAAAACAATAGCCGAACCAGAATCAACAAAACAATCTGAATATGTAGAGGCATAACGAGGCCAATTTGATACACGAACCTCGTCAATACTACCCTTTAAATGCGTGTCACTACCCCTAGAACCCAGACGAAAATCACAACCCGAATAAGTAACTAGCGTTTCGATTTCAGAGTGACCATCAACAACCCCGTTAACACTCACGTTCAAATCAAAACCATTAAACATTCCGGCAACTAAATACTGTGTTCCTGCAACCAAAACGGTAGAACCAGTAACCGTCGTTTCGCCGCTAGCGTCCGAGATAGTAAAGTAAGCTTGTCCACTAGAGTTAACTCCCAAAACCCAACCCGAACTAGCCCCACCGCCAGCCTTAGAGTAACTAGCTATCACTCCTTCTGCAATAGCAGCAGTCATAGTTACATAAGCTTCGATAGCGAAATTGTAAGTCAATTCTAATGCAGGAATAGAACCAAACAGCACTTCACTAGTTGAACCGTTAAATGTTACTGCATTACCATACGTTCCAGCTGACTGAGTAAGAGCGACTACGCTAGTTGAAGAATAGCCATTACCACTATAGTCGTAAATTGAAGTAGCTTCCTGCATTGGATAAAGAGCCAAAGTATAGTCGTCGTTATCAAAAGGCCCAGCGTACAAGCCACACCACTTGATGACAATGTCTCTAACTAACTCACTTATCTTTCCACCATATAAGTCAACTGAAGAATCGTAAGTGTAATTGACTAGACGGCGAACCAAATTAGCCATCGGGTCTTTTCCGACAATATTTATAGTAGCCCCTTCCGGTTCGTAACTATCTATAAACCCATCGAATATCTTTTCATCAACGTCCGAAACCCAGCCGCGATAAACCACCACGCTCGCATTATTATCTAACGTTACTAAAGAAGTGACAGTCTTAGCGCAGGTAATATTAATAATCCGAATAGACTCTCCATTAGACCTATCAAAAGTATATGTCTTTACATACCTAGTAACATCTATGCCGCCAACTAGCACTTTAGTAAGCATCGTTGGAGAGGTACGATAGTCATAAACTATCTTACCTCCGTATTCTATAACCGTCACGAAAGTCTACCCCTTATACCAAATGGTCTAGTATCCGTTGGAACACTTTTCAAAAACAACCAACACCAAACCGAAACTGACTGATTCAATGCCAATACAGAAGAAATGTTCTTAGGAACAGACGTCAAGTTTATAGCATTGGCGGTACTAGTCGTATTAGAGCAAGCGACATTCAAAAACGGTTTAGTTTCATTAACCCTAATTTGTACTACGCCAATCAGCGTCCCGTTGTTGGTAATATTGAAAGCTGGTCTTCCGAGAGTAATGTTTTGAGCAGTTGAGTTGCAATAAGTATTTACTGTGCAATTAGTAAAGTTTAATGCTGAACCACTATAGTCACTCCAGCCAGTTCCATTATAGATTTGGAAAAGTATAGAACCGACAGCTACTACTGCATAGCAAAGTTTGCTTGCTTCTACGTTTCCAGCCACATCTACGGATGAATAGTTTATAGTAAAGTTGCCACTATTCGTAAAAGAAAACACCGTGTTGTTACTGAGATTAACTCCGTTGATTGTGTGTTGAGTAAAGGCTACTTGTGAAACCGAATCCGTGCCATTTAATCCAACAACAACTGGTGGAACCACACCCAAACCCGTTGCATTACAAGTAGTTACTGGTGCAGTCTTATCGAGTGCCAAGTAGAATGTCTTGTTAGCTTCAATGTTTCCAGCAGTGTCTTGCGAGAAGCACTTGATTGTGTTATTCGCTTCGGTGGTAATCATGAAGAGAGTGTTGTTTGTTACCGTACCATTGCCAAGATAACACGTGGTGTACAATATAGGTATCGCGTCTGTAGCGTTAACTGCAACCATCTGGTTACTCTTATACCATACGGACTGACTCGTGTTTATGGTGGTAATTGGCAGGGACTTGTCTATAGCTATATAATATGTTTTGTTAGCTTCCTGATTACCTGCAACGTCAGTAGTTTGACACTTAAGCGTGTTGTTTGCGGAGTTAGTTACTAATATTAGTGTGTTGTTGCTTCCTGCCGCCCCGTTCAACCAACAAGTAGTAAAGAACACGCCAGACGTTCCATCAGTCCCATTAACTGCAACCATCTGATTACCCGAATACCAAATTGACTGACTAGTGTTTATCGTGGTGACTGGCGCGACATTGTCGAGTGCAGCATACCTAGTTTTGTTAGCTTCCTTATTACCTGCCTTGTCTTGAGAGTAGAAAACATAGGTGTTGTTTCCTTGAATGTTTATTGAAAATATGGTTGCATTACTCACTCCACCGTTCCAATGCTGAGTGAAAAATACTTGCGAAACTGCATCAGTTCCATTCAAAGCTATAGGGAGGACTGCAACACGATACCAACTATCCGTAATGTTTGTAGTAGTTACTGGCGCAACCTTATCCAAAGCTAGATAAAATGTTTTATTCGCTTCGAGATTCCCTGCATTGTCCATAGATTGACATTTTATCGTGTTGTTTGCTTGCGTTGAAATTACGAAGAGAGTGTTGTTCGTTACCGTACCATTGCCAAGCCAACAAGTCGTGAAAGCGACGTTGGAGGTACTGTCAGTTCCATTAACAGCCACCATTTGGTCGCTCGTATACCAGATTGATTGCGAAGTGTTAATCGTAGTAACTGGCGCAGTCTTGTCCAACGCTATATAGAATGTCTGTTCAACTTCAAGATTTCCTGCAACGTCTTGCGAAAACATCTTCATCGTGTTATTCGCTTCAGTGGTAACTAAGATGGTTGTGCCATTAGTATAAGCACCAGCACCATTCTTATAAGTAGTGTAGAGCGTTCCAGATAATGTCTCGGTTACGGTCAAACCAATACCCGTATTGGCGCGATACCAAGTTGCAGAACCATTTTGAGCAGTTACGGGCGCAGTCTTATCGAGTGCCAAGTAGAACGTCTTGTTCAATTCGATTTCGCCATCGCTACCCTGTGAAAAACAGACTATCGTGTTGTTTGCTTGCGTCGTAATTGTAAAGATGGTGTTGTTTGTTACCGTACCATTGCCAAGCCAACAAGTAGTGTATGCTATACCTGCACCATAAGTTCCATTTACTGCAACTGTCTGGTCAGACTTGAACCAAGCTGATTGAGAAGAGTTTATAGTAGTTATTGGTGACGACTTGTTTATTTGCGACCCAAAGAAAACTATTGGTAAGGAAGCAGCCTCTTTGCGTATCACTACATTCTTTATGTAGCCTGCTGTGGTGTAACCTACTCCGGGCGCACTATCGTAATCTCCAACGTAGAAATAAGAATACGGAACCAAGGTGGTTATTGCAATACTGTCGAGGAAACGTACCGTACCGTTAGGGAAAGATATGTTGGAAGAAAGATTCTTGTTTATCTTTTTCGTGGTTACATTGTAGCCGGTCTTAAAGACTTCGTAATTATTGTAATTTGCATCTGTGTCTGTTCCACCCTCGCGTTTTTGCAAGATGAGTCTAGGTGCAGATTGTGGTTGGTCTCTGTGCCCTATGGCATTCAGTGAATCCGTCCATTGATAAGATGTGGACGTTGCACCAATGTTCATACAACCGTTACCACTTCCAGAAGTCATATTGACAAAGTAATTCATAGAATAGTTTTCATCAGCCCCGAAAGCCAAAGCTACTGTAGCCGTGTCATTCGCTGTACCTCTATCATTTGACCAATTAAGCGTGTTCGAGGTAGTGTCTACAAAGAAATCAGTGCCACGATAAGAGAATTTATCGGTTGTGAAATCGTCATAGTATAGATATGTGTGACTGCAATCTTGCCCATTCTCGAAAGAATCTGTTCCGTAATACATATAGATTGAAGTGTTCGCCGAAGCCGCGAGATACGACACGTTCACATCGAAGAAAGCGTGGCTTGAATCAACTTTTGATGCAATACAATTTGGCAACTCATAGTTCTCTGAGCCATTCGTAAAGTGGACGTTGGTAAAGTTAGCATTCATTTGCGGATTCCAAGACACATTCATCCGAACAGCAAAGTTCGACTGAGCAAAACCAGAAGTCTCTGTAATATTTATCTGAACCTTTGTGAGTGTGTTGTTAATCCACCAAGCGTGACGGTTAAAAGGAACACCAAAAATACTCGCCTTCAAATCCACTATAGCGTCGGGGTTGTCACGAGAAAATCTGAATGCGACGAGTTTCGACTCGCCCTTCCTGAAATTCAAGTCGCCCGAAGTCATTGGAGTCCATTCTCCAATCAAGCGATATTCAGTCTTATATCCTGCAGCATATTTCTCGACGAAGTCGGGTTGGGCAGACTCGTTGACGAACCCAATCACCTTGACGGTTCTTTCGTCCCAAATAGTCTTGTTGATAGTCTCATTATGCTGATTATATACCCACAATTCCTTAAATGCAACATGAGGAACGAGTATGCCAGTAAAATTACTTGCCTTTATCGAATAGTTAAAATTGAAAGTCACATTATAGATGAGTTCACACTCTAAAAACCCATTCCTAGTTCCGCAATCACGAAGGTAAACCGAATTATTGCGTACTGCTGCATTAGTAATGTTCGCAGAGAACATAGTCTTGTTCGCAACATTCACATAAATCGTCAAGTTGTCGTCCGAATAATTCGTAGTGATGTCTCTAAACTGGTTAACATTACAATTCCCCTGAAGACAGAACTGTAAAGACAAGAAGTAAAGTAGTGCTACAGTACCAATAGACAAACCAATCTTTTTAATATCCATTCAATTCACGTTCCACAAATAGTAAAAGTAATATCATACTTAATAAATGAATATGGATTACCCTCTACCAAACTAACGTCAAGAGTATTAATCTTAACCGTACACGTTCCATAGAACTCACTAACATAAGTGAGTGGTGCATCCTGTTGACCAGCAATCAAACCAAACAAAGAATCTCCAGCCGGTTTCATAGCCGTATTATTTGGAGGGTTATTAGCCGAACCAGCAAAAACAAACTGTTGCAATTCCAACTTAGCATCAGCCAAAGTCGCAGTCTTAGTACCACTAATCACGATAGTACCCGTCACACCAGTAAAATCGAAAGCAAGCAAGTCAGCAGCGTCCGTCTTCGGAATAGGCAATAGAATCAAACCACTGTCTTTAGTGACTTGTTCCTTATTAACGAAACCTAAATCAAGTCCGCTTAGTGTCCACGCCACGCTTAACTTCCTCTAACAACTTTTTAATAGAAACCATTTCCCCTTTCAAACTCGTTAACTCCGCCTTAGTATCATTCACAAACCGATACAACATACCCGTAGTCGCCGCGTCATTAGAACGAACCAAATTCAACTTCGATTCAATCCTCTGCAACCTATCCTCAGCCGATTCTGGTTCTTGCTTAACTTGCTCTTGCATAACTCGTTCTCCTCGACAACTCTATCTGCGTATCCCTTGCAATCTGCCTAGCCAACTCCTTAATATCATAATCCTTAGAAATCTTAACATCACTAATATAAACAGTAATAGCTCCATCAGATTGTCCAGAACCGCCCCGACTACTCACACGCTCTCCCGCTTGTAAAGAATACAAACCACTCGAAGTAATTAAACCACCAGAATCTCGCAATCCTGAATTAGATGCAACGAACTGAGCACCAGCCAAACTACCAAAAACAGTATTTGCAAAAGCCGAATTAGATGACGAACTATTAGTTAAAGAAGAACTAGACGATGGACTAATAGTACCAGTTGTGAGCGAATCTAAAAGCGTTTGGTCTACGGTATTTCCCATAGTTGTAGTTATTCCGGTTGTCGTGGTCTTTCCCAAACCAGTAGAATACGCTGTTTCAGCCGCAGTCTTAGTTTTAGATACCGAAGCATTATACTCATTAATCTTATTAGCAATCCACTTAAACAATTCCGTAATAGCAACAGCAATTAACGCCGCAGCAACAACTATTACAGCTAGTTCAGCAAAACTAGCTACGCCCAAACTTACTGCAACCCATTTAAACAAACCAGCAATTGCTGGAGCAATACTAGTAAGAGCAGTAGAAACACCTGTTTCTGTAGAAATCAATGCGATTCCACCACTAACCCAAGCAAACAACCCAGTAATTGCAGTACCAATGGCCGCCAAAGCAGCTAAAGTAGCTTGAGCAACCAACAAAGTAGCCAACAGAGCCGCTATACCCATAAACAAAGCGACAACCGGATTCTCATTACCGGCCTTAACAGCCCCACCAGTAATCTGAGCGAAAGGTTTTAAAAACACCAACAAAGCCTTCATAATCAAAACAGACAACGGGATGAACCACGCGCCCATCAACTTCAAGAAAGCACCCAAAATCTTAAATACCGGAAGGAAACCAGTATTCAAAACCTCATAAATAGCTGATACCAAACCAAAGATTCCACTAACCTTCAAACCCAAAGCCAAACCAGAAGCAATATCCTTTGAAAAAATACCCGCAACAGCCTTAGATACGCCTTGCTTATAACCAGCAAAACCACCAACACCAAGTTTGTCTCTCTTATCAGACAACATCGCTGCTTCTTCTTTAGCCTTAAGTCTAAGTATAGCTTTCTCCATAGCGTCCAATTCTTTCTCAGCACGAGAACCAAATTTAGAATCGTCCTTAGAAGAAGAACGAGAACCACCCGGCACAGCACCCATAGCTGAAGCTACTTGATTATCCAACTCAAGTTTAATCCTAATAGTCCCGTCAGAGTTTTCAGCCACGTTTCATTGCCTTCTGTTGTTCCTTTAATTCCAAATCCTTAACCGCATCACTCAAAACCATTAACTCTTGCAAGTCAACCCAAGCCTCGCCATCAATCTCGCTCGGCAAGTAACCAAACTCTTTACAAAGTTTGTACCTGAAAAACGCCCACTCGAAACCCGGTTGCGGAGAACCGCGCTTCACACCAGCCTTTAACTGGTACTCGCTAAAGGGCTTACTTCAGAGAGTTTATCAACCGCAACCACGAGTTTGTCATAATCCTCTGGATACAACTTATCCCTAATCGCCTGAAGAGATTTAAACTCTGCCGGAGACTCGATAGCAGCCAACACCCTCAACTCGTTATACAAAACGAAATCCAAATCATAAGACCCATTAGCCGCTTTTACGTCACCACGAATCTTCATCGCATCCCGATACGCTTGATTGCGTTGTCCAGCACTATACTTCCTAAGAACAATCTTAGTCGGTACGTCCTTCCCAATCTCTGTTACTTCAACTTCCATTCCTCAAAACACCCCTAAGCTAGATATGCTCCAGCTGTTGCATTCACAAAAGTAATCGGCGCACCAGTCGGAACAGCACCCCAATTAGTTTGTGTGAAGTCACGAATCATACACGTGAAGTCAAGCATAGTCACATCACCAACCTTAGTTGAGACGGATTGCTTCGTAAAGGCAGCAGCACCAATGTTGATTGTGAGCGTCCTTGCAGCAGTCGTCGCCCCAGAGTTAGTTGAAACAATCTTAACTGTCTCATCAACTTTGGGTGCTCCAACGCTAGCAAAAGTACTCGCGCCACTAGTGTCATTAGTGATTTTCTGTATAGCCCAAATCGCTTCATCAGTCATAGCAATCGTGCCATTCAAGTCAATTTCCAGTTGTTTAGCCGGAGACGCCTGAAGCAGTTGTGTTCCAAGAGAACCAACCCTCTCTACATTGTTATTGATTGTCAAATCAAAACTTTGCACCTGCGATATTGCAGTGCTGTTTGGAATAGACAAAGTAATATACTGCGGGGGGTGAACTTCGTCAGTAGAGAATGCGGCCGCTTGACCACCAGAATTAAGAGCAACCGATACGTTCTTAGCAATAAAGTCAGCAGTCATATTAAGAGGAGCACCCAAATCTCCTTTAATACGAAGGTTAGTAATCCTGCAACCAGTATAAGTTTCAACAGTTTCAAACGCGGTACTACCCATTACATCAGTACCTCTAGTAACAACCATCGTAAATGACGGAAGAGAAGAAACTTCTATGGGGGAAGCAGCAGCAGTCTTATAATTAATCCAGTGAGTATACACACCAGCAGCATCAGTAACAGCATCAGCACCCATAGCATAAGCTATAAGACGAGCATCCTGAAACAAACCATCAATAGTACCAGTCACATTAGCAGCAGTACCAACAAGAGCCTGAGATTCACGAACACCAAGAGCATTAACCCTAGTAGTATCAACACTAATCTCAGCATCAAGAGAATTAACATACATACCCATATTCGTATAACCAGTGCCGGGGTCTGTACCAAAAGTTGTTTCTTTTATCATTACCGCGCTAGTTACGGGCCCGGAGTAGTTTGCATTTACCGCCATCTTACATACACCTATGCAGTCTGTAACCACTTACCAGTTACAGTTACTGTTTTTCTAAAACTATTCATCGCCGGAGAAACACTAGTAGGAGACCCACCAGCACACCGGAGTAAATTAAAATACCCATTAGACGCTTCTGCCGTTTGAGCACCACGCTGCCAATCAGAAAACGTAACATTCGCTTGCCTATAGTTAGGGTTGTTCATTATAGTTTGCTCTATCTCCCCAGCTACTATTTCGCAATCTTGTGGTTTGATGGCTTGGATTTCAAAATTAGTTGTGAAGATTCTCCAAGTCGGAGCAGTTGCGCCTAGGGCTGCAAACTGCTGCTGGGGAGAAAGAGTGTAAACGTTTATTCTAGGGAACTTGGTTGCGTCTACGCGTTCTCCGGGAGGGTACACTCGGTTGGATACGCTGGTTACATTATCCTTTAGGAGTTTAGTTAGAAGAAATGAGATTTGCCTAGTAGCTCCTGTCATCGGATTCACCGCCTTCTACTTGAAGGGCGCGTATACTAAGGCTGGTGTCGCGGTAGTATTTAAAGGTTACGGTTGGTCAAACTCGTGCTCTATCGCAAGAACGATGATGTTTTTAATCATATCCATGTTCCTTTTGATACTTTCTTGAACGAAAGGGTGAGCCGAGTTAACGTGCATTATACGCATAGCCTTAAGTTCTTCTATGGACAAACCGAGTTTGCTCATAGCCCATTCGCCAAGTGGCGTAGGAACTCCTTTCTTAATTAGTGAAACCGCGTGTTTTTCAGTACCATACTGCATACTAGCCGCGTAGCTGTTACCAACGACAATAGAAACTTCGTTCTTGCTCGCTACGTCAACGTAGACGCTAGCCTTGAGCGCACCAGTCCAGAAGGGAATCTCTCCAGAACCAGAATACTCGACCATCTCATTAGCCATAAACTCGGCGGCTTGCAATAACCCCGATTCGCAAGCCCGGTCTAACCTAGCCTTAAAATCAGAAACAAAGCGTTCGGGAGTCGTTTTCACTAGAGAATCGTCGCCTCAACCCTCTGTCCCATCGAATCTAGTGTGCGTAGAATATCCTCACGCAACTGTTTGATGTTACCTTCAGGAATGGCGAGCGGAACTGGACGACCCAACAATGTTGACTCTATAACATAAACCGCAGAAAGCTTAGTAGTCAAATCTTCAATAATCTTAGGAACAGAAGTATACCCATAAGTATAAACCAAGACCACGTTCTTCAAACCACGAGAGAATTTCAAACCACTATCCTTACAAAGCGTAATCCGACCAGTAACCTTATCAACACGATACTCGCTATAATCCGCCACATCATCAGCGACATAAGTAGAGAATACAGCATCCTTAGTAGTATCCGCAGTCCAAGACGAACCGGAGTTACTAGATGTACAAACATTGCCACCAGTATAAGAGGCGTTAGTGCCAACAACCGCGAGGTAATACGCAGCAGTACCAGATGTAGCAGACTTCAAAACCAAGTGATAAGTAGAACCCTTAGTCAACGAATAGGGTATAGTAAACACTACGTCGTAAGTGTCAAAACTAGTCTTCGATGGCGCAGTAAGCGTTGCACTAGCCAAAGCAGTTCCAGAAGGTGAACCACTCGAATCAGCCTGCAATTCAATCGTAATGTTGGCAGCAGTTCCAGTATTATACTTTATTGAAAACGCGCACCTAATCATGGGCTTAGCATAACCAGCAAGAAAAGACTGAGAGACTTGATTAACCCCGCCAAAGGAAATACTAGTAGTCGCATTATCCTCATACGCTTGGTCTTTATACTCATTCAAAGCCAAAAGAGATATAGATTGAATCGGGTAATTCTCAGTCTGCAAATACTTATCCTCAAGCAAATCGTTTGTCCTCGGCATATAAGTATTAACGTCATCGGTAAAACGAGTTGCTTGATAGGAGAATAAGTTCGTGAAACCCTTCGCCATACCGTCGTAATATTGAATAGTACTCTGAGAATTTAAGAACACGCGACCCGTCCTACGGTCAACTTCCCCCTCAGCACGCAAAATATAATCAGCTACCACCGACGACGCGATGTCGGCATAAAAATAGGCAGCAGTGATAGCACTAGCAGCAGGAGCGGAAGTAAACGTGATAAAGCCATTATCCTCATCCATAGTATATGTGGTAGACTCGGTAGTACCAACGAATACTCTGTCTGTACCAGCAATCACGTTCTTATTATCGAAAGCGAAAGTCTTAGTTGATGAATCGCCAGTACCGATAGCTTCTTGACCAACTAAGTTACCACTAGACAATGTTAATGGTATTGTAGAATACGTTCCCAAAAACTCGTAAACTTTCTTGGGAGTAGTATAATTGGTTGTCGTAATGGAACTAGTTCCAACCATCTTACTTTACACCCAACGCATTTGCAACTGTATTTACTACGGGGTCTTTAAAAAACATGATGAAAAAACCCAACAAAGCTATACCGCCAGCGAAATACTTTTGATTACCGCGAAGTTCGTCAATTTCTTTCTGACGCTCTTCCAACTTTGCTTCCAAACGGTCAAAGCGGGCATCCATCTTATCACAAATTTGTGACAGGGTTACTCGTATAGCTGGTTCTCTTGTCAAAGGAAACTACTCTCCACCAATGAATTTTTCAAACAACGAAACATGGCGTTGTTCCAACTTCTTCTCCTCGTCCAACTTTCTCAAAGACGAAGCGATTACTTCTTCTTCTTTCTTACCAAACTCAAACGGTTTTCCGACCTTACCTTTTTCAATATTCCAAGAAGCTAGGTTTCCTTCCTGTTTAAGTTCATACTCTACAAGTTCTTCGCCTGTGAAACCAATCTTTTCCAACAGGTTACGAATCAACTTCAATGTAACGAAACTTCCTTCCTTGGGAAGCAAGTCCATTACTGTTAACCTTTCAATCACATTCAAATCCGTTTTCATTCAAATTACCCCCATTTAAAAAAATAAAAAAGAAAAGAAGTTAGCTCGCTTCTTACGAGCTACACGTTGCCGCGATAGTATACTCCACGTTATTGATGAGAACCTTCAAATACTGACTAGTTCCACCAGTCAACTGCGAGGAAGTAATACAACCCGACGCAGTACTAAAGTTAAACACGTGCGTCAGGTTAGCAGCACCAGTTACCACGATTGCATCCGTAACGGAAGCATCCGAAGACAAGTGAAGCAGTCCCTGACACGCAGTAACTCCAACTTCAGCAACAATGGATACACCATAGCACATTTGAGTTACAGTGCCAGCACCCTCTATGATAAAGAGTCCTGCGTTTACCCAACCCTTTGATGCGGTCTTACCTGAAGTCAAGACGGCTTTTCCAGAGATTGCAGTCAAGTGTGCATTATCGCCAGTAGTTGCCATGTCGTCTGCAATAGTCAAGTGACTCTGCAAACCATACGCATCCCAAATATTCTTCGAGAGCGAAGTCCTCACCATACAAGTTGCAAGCTGGTGGTTGGGCTGATGAGCAGTAGTCGCAGCATTCTTAAAGTATGCTACACCTATAGTCTCATCACCAGACGTTCCGTGGTCAGCTATTGAAGTTACACTCATCTGTAGAGGTACAACAGTACCGGTTGGTGTAATAGACTTCGTGGTACTAATAGTACCATAAGAAATTGCTCCACCATTAGTAGTAGTTCCAATTGAAAGAGCACTACTAAAAATCATCGTATTAGTCCAAGTAAGGTCTCCGCTGCCTGAAAAAGGCTGAACAGCCGTTCCCTGAGAACCCGTAACGGTCATTTTAAATCACCATGAATTTTGAAAACTAAAAAAAATAAATAGGGGGGAAAAATAACCCCTTACTTCCCAATCACTTCAAAGACACGTTTATAGTTGTCTGCTCCTGAACCACCAACAGTGATAGTTAGAACGCCTGCAGAAACCGCAGTTGTCTGTGCGTCATCAACTATTACCGAACCCTCGGTTGTGTGACGATAGCCAGTTACTCCCAAAAGAGTAACTATGCCATATGTCGAGAGGGTGATGGCAAGAGTGTCGCCCGAATCCGCTGTCGCAGCGGTTTCAAAGATAACCCTCTTGATTCCCGGATTTGGTGCTGATTCAGTTATTACCGATGCAGATATCGCTGTCATAGTCAATCACCTTAGTCGTGTATAGTCACTATCTGCGAGTTGAATTCCTCGGCCGTGCAGATAAGCGACTCGTAGACCTTGTTCATAAACTTGTATGAATCGTTGGTCTTCGCCAGTTCCTCATAAGTAACGTCTTGGAGGACACGCATCTGGAGGGTGTCAGTTGACAACACCATCAACTTACGAATGTTCGTGCTAGTTGCTGGTTCGATGAACTTAGACGGGAGTATAGGCAAGCCTTCAAACTCCATAGTCTTCAAACCCCAAGCAATCTCGAAGTTAGTGTTCACATACCGCTGCTGGTCTTGCAACAATGACTTAATGTTATCAGTCGTTGTGAAGTCAGTCACGATTAGGTTCGGGTCTCCCTGTCCTAGAGTGCTTGAGTTATTGGCAGTCCTCGCAAGCCTAATAGCCTTACGCAAGTCAGGAATGGTTATAGCCGTGTTCGCGCCAGCTATAGGTGCATTCGAGTTAGTGGTAATCAAACCAAGCAAACCAGTATACTCTGCACCTGCAGGAGTAGTGACTCCACCATATGCGGTGCGCGAAGCAGTCGCATCACCGTTTATGATAGCATCCTCTTCAACGTACCTGAGTGAGATGGTCTTGTTGCGTACTTCCAAGTTAAGCGCGTCAATGTACTGGTTCGCCAAATACTGCCTCGAAGAAGCAAGGTAAGGCCCAGTTACACGACCCACCGTGTAGAAATACTTAATCGGAGTTGACTTACGCTCATAAGTATCGTTAGCTTCCGCAAGAGGAGCATCCTCAATCGCAGCACCAACCACACCACGTGCAGTCAAACGGTTGTACTCAGCAGTACGACCATAGTTAGTTACACGCGGAATGAGTTCAACGAGCGGAGTAAGACGCCTAGTCAAATCCACGATGGTCGGGTCAACATACAACGGAATCAATGACTTGTCAGTTGTACCTGCCGAAAGACCAGAGATTGACATAGCCTTCGAGAAGTCAACACCAGTTGCTTCTGAGAAAGCCTTCCTCAAACCATCACGGCCATCAAAACCACGCATCGAATCAGTATACCTAGCCTCATCAGGGATAAGGTTAGTCATCTGACCAAAATTCCTCGCGGACTTCGCCACATTAGCCCGTACTTCACTCGGCGATTTACCAAGTGACTTTGCAACCTCTTCGGCTCCGGGCGCAAATTCATAATTCTTCATACTTCAATTCACCCTTTACTCGAAAGCAAACTTCTGCGCTGGAACTTTAACGCCATTCTCAATAGCACCCGGCGCAGCCAAACCCTTCGGCGTAACCAACTGCTTCTCAAGAGCGTCAACCTTCGCATTAAGCTCTTCGTATTTCTTCTGCCACTCAACAGGCTCTGACTTACCGGAACAGCCACCAAAACTCATGCCAGCTGGGGGTTTCTCTCCCATGTTAGCACCACCCTTGGTATCACCGCTCACGATGCCCATACCTTTCTTCTGCGCCTCAATCTTTCCAAGAATCTCCTTCAAGAGACCCTCAAAACGAGCGAGGTCAGTAGGAAGACCTTCGGACAAAGCCGGTTGATTGGACTTCTGAACGTCCGCTTCAGCGGTTTTGTTCTCCATCGAATCACCACTCTCTGAAACACTCTTTTCCGCCTTACCCTTACGCTTGGCACTTTCGAGTATCTCATCATCATCAATTTCTTTACCGTTTACTGCCTTTTTCTTTTTAGGCGGTACAACGGGATTCTTCTCTTCCGTTTCTCCACCATCACCCTTCACTTCATCATTGGCGTCTGTAATGCTAGTCGCCAACCTTGACTTCTCAAAGTCAAACGCCTTAGCAATACTGCCGGCAATGGTGGCGTCAGGATTAGCAGGAATACCCACCACGCTCACCTCATACAAATCAACATCAGAAATAACGCGGACGCTCTTCTGCAAATCTTCATCAAAAACAGTCTCGGCTTTCTTAACCGAACCCGCGACACTCATAGACCGCAACACGCCTTCATTAACTTGAGTAATGTGGTCTTGAACAGCTTTAGCAGTCGAGGGTTTCCACTCTACCATCAACTTATCTCCACTAATATAAGCATTAATAACTTTACCCAAACCCAACCCGTCATGCTTGTGGTTGAAGAATACTGTTGGGTTCTTCATCAAATCGTTAACTCCCTTAGCCAGAGCACTCTTAGACAAGCGTTCAGAATCGCGGTCTATACTAGTAGAACTAGCAACACCCAAAAACACTTGTTCGCCAGCCTCATTCTGAGACTTCTGCATAGGAAAGATATGCTTAAAGATTACACCCTCTAAGTGCCCTTCCTTAGTAAAATTAGTCATGATATCAAAACAACCTCGCTAGTATATAAGCCTTGTGGTTGACTGGGGTGGAGGGGAAGGCGAGAACGGATAAGACGCCTTAAACCCAGCCAACCAACAAGAACCCGCCACTAAAGACGCATCATACCCTCGTATCATATGTTATGGTAAAATCACCATAATTCGTAGTCGCTGACAAAGTTATATATAAACTCTTAGTAATCGCACAATTGAACGGAAACACCATACCAATCGTAGGAGCAGTAATAGTAGCCAACACAGTACCAGACGACCCGCCATCCTTAATAGTCAAAACCGCGTCACTAGCCGGAGTCTTATTAACAATAACCGAACCCAAAAAACCCGGCGTAGTAGTTATCGCAGTACCAGACTGCACCGCTGCATAATTAGCATACCGCAATGAATAACCCTTAATAACCTCAGCCATACAAAAACACCACCAAAGAATTAAAAACCTTAACCTTTATAAAACTTATGATTTAACCGATATACCTTCACTAGTAAATGGAACTGGTTCCGCAATCTCCTCTGTTATAGTAATATCCATCTTAGGTGTCCCCAACACTCGCGTATATACGCCCAAGAAGGCTGTTTCAAAATACTTAATAACATCAGCTTCAGAAACATCCGAACCCGAATGAATAACAACTAAATTAGCAACATCCGCCTTAGGAATCTCACAACGCCAAACTACGCCCATGAAAGCACCACTAGTGCTAACTGTTGGAACTTCAACCACAAAACGTTCAGGCTCCTCCCAATAAACACCACGGAATTCATAATCATTCACCTTCTTAGAAAACCGTTCCAACGTCGCAAAATCAACCAAGTAAGTAGGCATAAACCCTCACTCGTAAACTATAGTGGCATCCAAACCATTACCAGTAGTAATCAAAATCAAACCATTATTGAAAGGGATATAATAATCCCACACCCCAAGAGCCGCAGAAGCCGTAGTGATAATCCCAACCACCGGCGTAGAACCGGTCGAATTATCAACAACGGTAATATTCGTTCCAGATGTGTTATTATAAATAATCTTATGCAAAATACCCGCACCCAACTTCAACGTGTGCGTAGCCGCATTACCTTGTAAGTGATAATAAATCGGTTGCGTCTCCATCTTACCCATACGATAAATAGATGAAGTTCGAGCATTCATAGTCACAGACGCGCCCAAAACCGCAGAATTCAAACTGTCCTTAAACGCATGGAAATTCAAAGTATTAGTCCAAGACGCCGTAGAAGCTGACACGGTGTGCAAAATCAAACCTCCAAGAACAAAAACCACCTTACTATTAGTATAATAAATCTCGCATATCGCAACAGACGCAGTTAACGCGTACTGCCCCAAATTACCATTAAAAGTCGTAACCTTAGTCTCCACACCACCCTTAGCAGTCACGACACTAAATTCCGTCCCGTCTAACTGAAACCAAGCCCCGTCAGTAATCGTCGGCATTGACGCACCCCAACCCAAACCCCAACGACGCTTATTATTTGCAGTCCCAGTATCACCGAGTTTACCAACACAACGGAACCTCATAGAAGAACCAGAAACATAACGAGCACGACGAACCGAATACGCATAAGCAGTAGCACCACTAGACGTTCCAGAGGTCAAAATGAGTTCACAACCAGTCTGCGTCACCGACGCGCTAGTACCGGTCGCATTAGTAGTCCAAAAGTTAGCATCAATAGCAGTGCCTTCAAAACCTGCTCCAACTAAACGAACCGGCTCAATAACCCTAATATCTCCCGTTGGAGTATTATACGCTGGATTATTCAAATCGTCAGAAATGGCAGTCTTTAAAGCCCCACCATAAGTGACCCCGACATCACCAACAGAAGTATCTGGTTTGATGCCACTAATACGAGAAGAAGTCGTCATCTCCTTACGAATAGTCAAATTCGTCAAACCAACATCTGTATTAGTCGTGCAGAAAGAAATCTTAATCGCTATACAAACAATAGGATTAAAAGAATACACTTTAGTCCCATACTTAGTGCTATTAGTAGAGTCGTCATAAGTATTACGGACAGTCCCATCACTGCCAATAAACTCTATCTTCACATTACTAAAATACTTATTAGCAAGACTACAACCAAAACCAATCGAGTTCAAATAACGAGTCCTATAAAAAGCCAAGTATAAAACTTTTGGGTTAGTAGCGGTATCATTATACAAACCAGTATACAAGTCCTTAAACAAGTCAGATATGTTACCAGTCCAACCAACAGAAGTGCAACGAGCAGTATCTATATCATTCTCATATACACTATCCGTGTTAACTATCAGCGGGTTAAACGCGCCAATAGAAACCTTGTCAGAAGAAACAAGTTGAGTCTTCTGGTCTCCACTAGTTTGATTCGCTGAAGTTGCCGCGCCAGAAGGCAATGCCGACTTCTTCACACTAACGTTCAAACCATCAGAATCAACAACAGCACGAGTATCATCCGTAGAGTTCTTAATCTCTACCGCCCCAAGTTCAATATCACTCGATATCTCGACTGGCAACTTATTAGAAGCAGAAATAGAGTTACCGCTAGCATCAACTAACATTGAACGCCGAGCCTTGCTAGTAACCTCGTGTTCGTCCTGTTGAATTTGCCTATAATCCGTTAAACCCGTCACAGAGTTCAAACCTCTAACTTTTTCTCCAAACGCGAGTCATTGGAGTCCAAAAACTTTATAGCCTTCGCTATCTGGATGGCTTTCTCTTCTAACGCCTTGCGCGATTCTGTAGCACCAATCGAGCGATAACCGTCAACCCAGTTCGGGTTCTCATTACCTTCGGCTGTAACCTCGTCCTTTTCGGGACTACCCTCGGCCTTATACCGCTCTGCTTTTGGTTTCGGCTTCTTAGGAGGTAACTTGTCGGCCGGGAAGCGGCGGTCGTGATTCAAGTCTGCCGCATTAGATAGTGGGTTAAATACGAAACCACGAATCTCATCCATCCTATTATCCCACGCTTGAGCCGAAATCGCTCCATGTTCCGGTTCTGCCGGAAGAGTCGCGCCAAAAGGATACCTAGTCTCTGGCGTAGGAGACTCTCCTTCCGGACGACTAGTATTAACCGACACCGGCAAACTACGCGGGTGCTCGTACTCATAAGCCCTAACGCTCTGAGTACCACTATTAACCCTATCCCAACGACCAGCGCGGTCACCCCAATACTTAACAGCAGTCGCACCCTTAGTATCACGAGCAGCTTCGACGTTCTGCCGCTCCGCATTCCTCTCGCGGTCATCACTCTTGTTAGGTTGTTTCACACCCGGAGCACCCGGATTAAACTTCCCACCACCCATCGGCTTCCCATCGGGGCCAACTTCAGGCATATTACGCTGTTGAATCTCCGCAATAGCATCAAAACTCGACGTATCAATCTCAGCCAATGGAGGCAAGTCAAGCATCTCCCTAACCTCGTCCGGAGTAATGAAAGGCATAGTAGACAACAACTGCGCCCTCTGAGCCTTCTTCAACTCCTCGCGCACATTATCATAATGGAAGGAGAACTCAACATCATCAAAACCAATAACATCCTTAACGAAGAACTTAGTATTCAACTGCTCCTCTAGCTCACGCTTCAAGCCACGAATGTGCTTGTCGAACATTTCCATGTTCACATCAGCAACAGCGCGGTTAGCTGAGTCTGATTCTCCAAGCAAAGCGGGCGGAACCTGCAAAGCCATGAAAATCTGTTGACGCAAATAACGCATGAACTCCAACCACTGCATATCCGTGTTCGTTGGAGCGACGTTATCAACCTTAACCGAATCCTTATTCGGCACGTTCAACACTATATCGCGGTTATAAGAGTTAGACAAAGCCTGCAACTGTTGAGCAACACGCCCAAACTGCTCCTTATTAAACCCATACAGTTCATACAAGAGCCTTGGAATACCACCATTCCTCAACCAATCCGCATTATACTCTTCAGCATCAAACTTAATACGACCACTACGAATTAGGGAGAACAAACCACTCATACCATACTGACGATTACCCACGACGTTAGATGGCAAGTGAATCATTTCAGAAGGGTAAAAGTCAACACGACGATGCAGAACGCGCTGAATATACTTAATCGGCTCACCGTGCTCGTTATAATCAATCCTAATCGTTGAAGCGTCACGAGGATAAAACTCTAACACGCTGCCCTTCTTAACACTAGAATCATCACGAGACAAGTAAGTATCAGTCTTCTCGTCTCCAGAATCATACTTCTCACCCGGAAACGCTCCCGCATTATCATCTTTATAGTCTCTAACCACACGAAGTGCAGGAGAATTCATCAAACGCTCAGTGCGTTTACGAATAACCGCGTCCGCTTCCTCCCACGAACCCATATAAAAAGATTCTGCACCAGCAACTTCCGAACCCCTAACCAACTCAACGTAAGCGTCTCCGAAAATCTGTTGCGAAAACACGACGTCCTTCAAGAACTTATCAAAGTTATTAGACTTCAAGAACAACTTAATCTTCTTCTCAGTTAACTTATTCTTAGCTTTAATCTCATAACCATCACAAACCAAGTAATCCACCTTGGTTTTGATAGCTGCGTAAACTTCTGGAATCTCTAAAAACATCTTCCAGAGAATCTTGTAGTTAACTGGTTGCTGTTGTCCCCAAACCGTATTACGAATAGACAAGTAATCTGGCGTGAGACCGTACCCGCCCGCATCCTTAACAGGCGGCAACCCCGCTTTATCATTAGGGTACACACTAGCAGCTTTAGCAATCACCGGGTGCATCGCGCCACTAGAAACCGGCACTGGCCCGATAATACCAGTAATAGGGTCTAAAACAAAAGTATTAGAATCAACTCGTTCAAAAGCCAAAGCCCTGCTCACCAAGTGCGCCACGCGCCAAAATTATCATCAGAATCAAAGGGGTTTTGGACACCAGTAGACCTAACGTCCCCGGCAGGGTTGACTCCCAATACTATAACATCTCCAGCCCCACTAGTATTTAAAGGTTTGCTTTTCCTCTCAAAACTAGCGACACCAACATCGCCCTGAGGAGCCGAAACCGCCGACCAAGCCAAACACAAAGCCATCACAGTATCATCATGATGACCCGAAGCAGCCATCATCTGCATATTATTATCATCCGTCAACTTATACGCGAAAAACCGAAGCTCCTCTAACAAAGCCGCAGTACCATCACAATCCGGCAACCTCACACGCTTCTGTTGAAAACCTAGAACGCACTGATTAACCAACAACTGCTTCTTCGGATTCGACTTCGAGTTCGCAAAAGTATAAGCCTCCGCTTGCGGTACGAGTGGCTTAATCCACTCAAACACCGGGTTCCCAGCACTCGAAGAGTCAACGATAACCCGCTGAGGCTGGAAAACCTCCGCCACCTCAACAATCCTCTCCTTACAAGCTTCCCAATACTTGTTCTCATCCTGTACAGCCATAGTAGGTTCATTAAAACGTTCAAACCACGCAACTCGAATCGCGTTCTCCTCACTAATATCCAACACCACAATAGCAGTAAAATCCTTCAATCGCGCAATATCCACGCCCATCACATACCAGTGACCCTTCTGAGCAACCTTAACAATATCCTCATCAACCAAACACGGCTCAATAATACGCCCCGGAAACACGAAAGCCGAATCATCCAAAAACTCAGCCATATACTCCTGACGCCAAACCAAATCCGGCGTCGAAGACTTAATGTAATCAAGCTCCTTAGCAGGCAAAAATGGGTTATCATACGACGTAAAATGGAACGACTTCACTCGCCCGCTAGAATCATTAAGACCAAGGTTATAATACCGATAAAAATAATTACGCCCGTAAGGAGTAGAAATAAGAACGAGTTCACCATCGAACCGGACAAGCATAGGCATAAGAACAGTATCGACAACATCATCAGGCAAAAATGCAGCCTCGTCCACCACAATACGATGACATGTCTCTCCACGAATATGTTCACCCTCATTAGCAACAGTAAAAAACTGAATCTTAGACCCATTATCAAAAACAATCATCGGATTAGGCGTCCGCACAACACGCACAACCTTCTCCCTAAGTATTTCACTATCAGCGATAGTCTTCCGCATCATATTAAAAATAATAGACGCATTCTTATACGTACCAGCCACAACAAATTGATTACTGTCCCGATGATACAAAGCCGTGTGCAACAAACACACATTCATCATAGACGACTTACCTGACTGCCGTCCAAAACAACCAACCCTAACCTTAGCCCGACACTCCAAAAAACTACGCTGAGCCGCATGAGCAGTCCAACCCAACACCCTCTCAGCAAAAAAACAAACATCACTCCTAAGCCGAGCTACCTCCTCCAAAGACAAAGCCGCAACATCAGCAATAGACAAACTCAAACAGACTCAGACTCCCTACTCGTCTCAAACAAACGGTCAACCTTCTTCTTACCCAAAACCTGCAACATCCCAACCAAATTACGCTTCTCCGCCAAAATCACCGGAAACAACGCCATAACACGCGGGTCGGGCTTACGACCCTCCGACCGAGCTTCCTCCTCCTCACGCCTAACAAAATCCTCACCAAGAGCAAGCCACTCCATATAACCCATCAAAGCATCCTCAGAATCCAAAGGACGCTTATCCGACACTAGGGGACGAGACTCCAAAAACTTCCCAACACTATACAAATCACGAGACTCCATACGCCGCTTCAATTCAACCAAAACCGAACCAGCAGGAGACTCTAACACTTCATCAGACATATTATTTCCTCAAAGCCTTAACTTCCGTATACTCTAATCTACCCTTAAATTCCTCCTGCTTACCTATATTCCAATTCAAAACAGGCCGATAATAACCAACCACACGACTATAAACCTCACACTTACGACCACACTCACTCATTACCCCCACCCCGCACCACAGGCTCATCAAGATTAACCCAACCCTCCTTCAAAGCCAAAGCAAACAACTCCTGAGTCGCCACCAAATCATTCACATTATGAGCAGCCACCATAAACCTCTCAGAATCCGTCGCAGTCCCACCAACAATCTTCTTACCCAACCTAGCCACATTCCAACCAGACCCACACGGGTCAGACGGAACATAAATCCCCAAGTCACGACACAACATATCCTTCTTACAACGCTTACCCACAACCTCCATCATCACAACCATCAAATCAACGTGCTGATTAAACTTAACCGACCACCCTTTCTCCTTCAAAAAAGGCAAATCAAAACCAACACCATTATACGTCACAAGAACATCAAACACCAATTCCTTCTTCCCACCAGTCGGACAAGACAGTGCTTTAATCCCACTAGCGTCAGCAATCCCCACCAGCGAAATCTCATCCTTCACAAAATCCAAACCAGTAGTCTCCAAATCCAAAAAACCAAAACTCCGATTCATCCAGCAACAACCTCCAGTCTTCGACTTTCGTTTTCCACCCTTCTTGAGGTGGAAACCCCCACCCCACTACCAGAACCAACCCTAACCTCGCTCCGATTAGCCTCCTCAACAACCGCAACCATCAAACGACGCAACATCTCCGACTTACCAACACCCGCCCGCCTACACGCCTCCACAAACGCACCCTCTAACTCACGACTAGTACGATAATTCCGAGAAATATCAAAAACACAAGCCCTCCCCACAAAAAACCACCAAATAAAAAAAGAACACACAAGTATATAAGCTTTGTGTATACATTTCCCAAAACCACCCTATCTCAAAGAACCACCACCTTACCCCCGCCTGCACTCTTTTTTGGGACATTGGGGGGGCTTGGGTGCTGGTTGTGCGGGCGTTCTGTATTACGGGCGCATTGGTATTTGTAGTGTGATTATTTGTTCATACTATTTGAGAGTATGTTAATGCTTGTAGTGTAGTAGGTAGATAGTGAATGAGAGAGAGAATAGAGGTATATATAATGTAAAAGAGAATAGTATGAAAAAGTATGAAAACAGTTTTAGCTTCCTTTGTTTGTTAAATAAAGCCTTGTCCTTCCTTGGTTTTAGTCTTTATATAGCAATGGTAATACTTCGCTGTTATGGTCTTTAGATGCTAAATCCTAAATCCTCCGTTTGCCAATCGGGGGTTTCTGGTGCTTATTTGACTTAAATGCTCTTATACCCTCAGTCCGTTTTAAGGGGTATTACCGTCTGCGCTTCTAGTATTCCCATACTGTTTTTCATACTTCTTCATACTTTTTATTTTGGCTTTTGGTTGTGCCTCTACTGGCTTATATATTGTATTAGTGGAAGTGTGGTTTAGTAGTGTTTATATACTTTGCTATATTGCTGTATTCGCCCTTTGTTGGGTGGAAGTGTATGAGAATGGAAACGCAGGTGGTTGGTAGAGTGGATATATCGTCAATGCCGGTTGGCAGGTTCGTGCGTGAGTTTGACCGGTTGGGCATTTCTGTTAGTTTGGGTGCTTGTGTTGCGCCTAATGGCAAGGGTTCGGTGGTTGCGTCCATTGAGAGAGTGATGGTTATATGATTGGTTTCAGTTCCTTTGGTTCTGGTCAGTTGCAGGCTTGGGAAAAGAGGCGTAAGAGGCAGGGGGCGGCTAAAGCTAGGGCTTTGCGGGCTTTAGAGCGTCGGTTGCCTTAGTTTTTCTTTTTTCTCTTTTTCTTCTTCTTCTTTTGATTCTCTAATTGTGTTCTAGCTGTCAGCGTTGGGCTTCTAGCTAGTTTCTTGCTGTTTTTGGTATAGCTGGCTGTTTGTTTTAGCCCCCTAGTGTTTGTTTTGGTTGGGTTGGGGTTGTTTGGTATAGACTTGTGGGGTGCTATTGGGGTTTTGCTTCTGTAATACAGAGCGCGAATGGTTTTTTGGGGTTTATATATTGGTTGTTTTGTTACTACTTTGTGGTAGTCGCGTTATTCTTTTTATATTGTGTTGTTTTTTTTTAGCTCGTGGGATTTATAAATAACTGGTGGGTTTTTAAGTTTGTATGCTGAAAGTTTGTTTGCGATTGTTGAACCGGTCGCCCTGAGCGCGGGAAGCCAACCTTTCCGAGGCGTTAAAGGCTCGGTTCGATTCTCTTTGAGCGGTGCGGCCAACCCCCGCGATTGGTGGGGATTGTTGTGCGGCAGGCATTCGTGGGCTGTCTAGTGGTATAACTAGGTTTGCGTGCGTCTAGTTCGTGCGTAGGCATTTGCAGGCTCTTTTGGGACTACAAAAGAAAAAGTCTTTTCGGGCTTTAGTATTTGCGTTCTTTTAGTGGCGAGCAGAGAAGGTAAGACCCTTGCAACTAGAAGGACTATTCGTCTATAGGCTTTGGATAGCTTGTAGGAGTTAGTAGCGTAGAACTCGCAACTCCGAATAGGGGTTTGGGATATGCTAACCCTGCGTATGGCTCTTTAGCTGGTAGCAACCGGCTTTGAGGGAGTGGTGCGCCTAATCACTTGGTTGATTAGGGTTAATGGTTAGTGCGAGCGTGTCAGCGAACTCTAAAATAGTGACCCTAACGTCAATTTGGGTGGGTTTAGAGCGAGCAAGCGAAAGTAAGGTTCATTGACGGCGGGTAGTCTTTGCTTGAGTTTGGGCTGTTTGGTTTGAACGGCTAAATAGCTCGAACTCTACCATACTATATAGTTTAGTTTGATAAAGGCTAGACTATATAGTGACCTCTGGGGAAGAAGGGACAACAGTAGGGGCGAGTTTTCGGTAGCTAGATTTTCTATGCCTTGCAACAGAAAGGTGAAAAGCTACCAAATCACTCTTTAGCTGGTCATACTGGCTTGGGGTGGGATAGTGGTCTGAAATGGATTACGACGGTGAAGGAAGAAGGAATAAGACCATCGAAGAAGTTGTTTCTGATGGGGTTAATAACATTATCATAGCGCCACTTATTGGTGGGCGTTATCTTGTAACAGCTACTTCCAGTAGGAATGGGGCGCAGGTTACTTATCGGAATAAGGAACAGCTTGTTTCGATGATTAAAAAACTCTTTTGAATCCGTTTGGGGGCTTATGCCCTTTTTTAGTGTGAGGTTTTACTCGTCATGGGGTAGCTTCGCGGAAGTGGGTTTGAATGGCCTATGCAGTGAATAAGGATGGGCAGATAGTCATTACTCTGCCTAAGGGTGAGGGTAAGCCTAGCAAGTCGGGCAAGTCAATGATTCTTGACACAACTGGTGGGTTTGCTGACCTTGGGAATGGTCTTAAACTGTCCTACAACGTGATACGCGCTAAACAGTAAAGAACGCGCGTGCATTCTTCTTGGCTTTACCAAGAAGTAATTTTCTTCTTTTTCATGCGTCTAAAAGGACAACCGGCAGTGCGAGACTGTAGGGGGCGGTTGTAGAAGGGTGTGGCGGCAGACTTTAGCAAGTATAGGGATATGGCTGGTAACGCTTGGGGGTTGAATGACGCTGGACAAGATTATGCTAATCACTTACTTGCAACTTTAAAGACGGCGATTAAGAAACTGGGTAATCATAAGATAGACCGTATTCAATTGCGTAGTTTTGGAAACTGTGGCATCGCCTCTAGGTTTTTAGAAGTTACTGCGGATTATTTAGTAACTGAAAAAAACCTCAAATGTTTTAATGGGGTTCGTTTGGTTTTTGATATTTGCACTTGTGGGAGTAAGAACTGTTGGGGTTCTTGTTACTTAGTAGATGGGGCTGGCAAGAAAACAAAACTTCATACTAGCGGGAAGAAGGGTAATATTCCTTTGAGTTAAAGGCGATTGTTAATGCCGGTAGAAGTTAAGGTTAATAATGGTTGTCGTTTGCGTAAGCGTGAGGCTAAAGAGTTTATCGTGACTATTACGGAAGAACGGGTTCATTTAGGGGTTGTTTGTTTATGGTAGCAAATAAGAAAAGTAAGGGTTGGGTTTTTTCTTCTAAAACGTTTAATATGCGTATTGTTTTTTCTAATTCTATAAGGATGGATAGGGCAGAGGCATTAGAGTATTTGGCTGATGCTTTAAAGAACGCGTTGCGTGACCCTGATGCTGATTGGCGGTTAAAGGCGATTAATAATGAACCCCGAACTTAAGGATATTAGGTTGTGTCCTTTGTGTAGTAAGCCTTATGATGTTGATAGTGATGCGGCGGGAGTTGCTAGTAAGTATATTTGTCGTAAGTGTGAAAAGAAAGCTGAACGTGAAGGTCGGTTGAGAATAGCTCATTAAGCGGGTGGTAGTGAATGGCTGATAATTGCGTAGAAGTCAAGGGTAAGGCTATTTTCTTGGATGGTCGCGTGTTGTTGGAAGGCGACGAGTTGGTTCGTTTTAAAGAGAGCCTAGACTTCGTGTTAAAGTATGTTAAACCTTGTGACGGGTTAGTAGAAATCAAGACGGCGGTGGATGCGTGTGGCTAATTGTCGGTTTCATAAGCGTTTCTCTAACCCGAATGGGTCTAATGGCGGGTGTTTTTTGCTTCCTCATGTTGCAGAAGGTTGGGATAATCAAGTCTTGTATGCTTGTGGTGATTCGCCCGAAGGGGCTTTAATAAGGTTTAAAGAAGGCAAACAAGAAGAAACGAGTAGTAGTAGTTGGGGTGGTTCTAGTTTTATTCTTTGTGCTGTTGTAAAAGGTAGGCTGGGTTTTTCGTCTGACGAGCCTTTGCCTCTTGTTTTGCAAGTGTTACCTGACACGATTACTGTTGCTGAGTTAGCGGTTGTCATGGAAGCTAATAAAGAGTCTCGTTTGCAGACTCGACCGTTTTTGATTATTAATAAGAATAACATTAAACCGGAATGGTGGTTGTGAATGCCTGTATGCGTGGATAGGTTGTGGGTTTTGATGGGTGCGTCGCAATACTCGCGTAATCGGTCAAGGGAACGCCGTTTGGGTATGCACAAAGAGAATGTGCCGCGTGGTCAAGGCGTGGCTCAAAAACGGGGGTTTGGGAAGTGCCTTTGATTTTTGATGATGGGGAGTTAGTTGGTATTCAAGGATTGCCTCCAACTGAAGATATGGTTTTGACTGCGGTTAATCCTATGAATAGTAAGAATCCAGTAGTAGTCTTGCCTAATCTTAAAGTTAAGAAGTTAAAGAAAGGGTGATTGGGTATGGGTAGAGTGTTTAGCGTGTTCGCGCTAGTAGTGCTAGCGTTGAGTGTTGGCGTTAATGCTCTTAGCGTGTTTGAGTTTAAGGACGCTATGTGGAAGCAGACGGCTAAAGCGTTGAAGTTTAGTCCTAGTTCGGCTAAGTATTTGGCTGTTTGTTATACTACTTTCAATGGGCAACTGGTAAGTTATAATTGTTTTACTCGTTACCCATTCATTGAGGCTAAGCCTAGTAGTATTGGGGCTTTGATTAAGTAGGTTCAGATGCTTATTCTCAGAGGGGAACGTGGCGATGGTGTAAGGTGGTGTGAGGCTTTCGCTCTGTCAAGTAGTTGAAGAAAGAAGGGTGACTTAAACCTGTGGGAGTTGGGTTGCTTTTTAAAGTATTTGGCGAAGATGGATTGTTAGCGATAGCATTGCGTAGCACGCCCAACAGCGGTCTTTGCGGCTTAGCCGGTTACGACCAAGTTGGGGTGGTTTCAGTTCGAGTCTGAACGGCGCGTTCTCTTTTGGGGGTTCGTGGTTCTTGGTGGCGCAACACCGTGTTGTCAAGAGCTAGTTTATATAATGTATTATGTGATGCGCGTGTATTGGCACACGCGTATTGTTTGGGTGGTGGGTGTAAGCCGCCCAAACCGCGATTATTGGGTTGGTGTAGCAAATTGGATAATGCGAGTGGCTCAAGACCTCTTGCCTTAGGGCTTAGCAGGTTCGATTCCTGCCACCAACATTAAAGGTGTTTTGAGTGGGGAATTGTCGGTTTAGGGTTAGGAAGATTCCCGACTTTGAGGTTTATAGGGTGTTTAATGACGTGGGTGGAAGATATCATGACCCCTATATTACTAGTAGTGATTATGCACAATCCATACTTAATGCCTTATATGAGTATCAACGCGATAATCCAAATAGGCATTATTGTATTGGTGTCGTGATGAAAGCTACTCATACAGGTAGTTCGGGAACTTGGGATGTTACTTATCGGGTAGTTCCTGCTAGTGTGTCGGCTGAATACTTAGAAGCGATACCGCACGAAGCGTCTTATAATGGTCATAGTCCTTTTGTGGTTTTGAATCGGGATTTGTTGTTGGATAGGTGGCGGGTAAAGAAAGATGGCTAACTGTCGGTTTAGGGTTAGAAAAGTTGATTCTCTTACGGCGGGTGTTATTCATTTGCCTGCGGGAATAGCCCTTGACCCTTATTATCGGGGTTTTCAATCTGCGGAGTCAATGAAAAACGCGCTGAGTCGTTTTATTTCAGAGTTTCCAGATATGAAATTTGCTATGAGTGTTGTTCTTAACGTTAGCATTATTCGTGGTTTGTATGATATGAAGGTGCGGTTGGTTCCTGCAACTTTGTCGGTTGATGAAATTCAAGCTATGCTAGTTCCTTTTGATGAGAATACTTATCATTTTGTGATTATTAATATGGATTTGGTTACTGACGCTATGCGAGTGAGTGAAAATGAGCAATTGTAGATTTCATAAGCGCGATGTCTTTAAGGGGTTGTGCGACCCTTATGGTTTGATTTCTCAAGCACCTAAAATTATAGTTTTGGGGGAATTCACTATTAGTAGGGTGTCAGATTCATATTTAGAAGCGCGTGAAACAGTAGAAAAGTATGCGATTGCTATGCCTATTCGGGATAGTTATCACCCATATTATATTTATGTCGAGAATGGTGTTAATTCTCTTAAGTTGGTTACGACTGAGGAAGACGTTAAAGCCAAAAGAGTTTTTTATATAGTAATGATTCGTAGGTCGTGGTTTGGTTTTAGGAATTAATGATTTTCGTGTGGAAGTGGGCTAGAATGGCTAACTGTAGATTTCATAAGCGGGATGTTCTTTCTTTAGGGTTGCTAACTTGTAAAAGTAAGATTGGAAGAACGCTTTCTCCTCCAAGCACTCTTTCTTTCGATTTTGCAGAATCAAAAATAGAAGGTAGTTTTTCTAGGTATGTTGAAGCGGTAAATCGGCAAGCTGAATTAACTAAACGTTTTCCTCCAGAAAAAGCCTATAACCCCTATTTTATATATACGGAAGAAGCGGGCAACCCCATTTCATTTAGGTTAGTTACTACTACTAGTCAAATCCTTAAAAGGAAGTGTTTCGTGTTGATAGAATTAAACCAAAGTTATTGCAAGGAGGTGGGCTAAAAATGCCTGCGAGAAAAACTAAGAAGAAAACTAGCAAAGCGAGTGGCGTAGAACGCATACCGAAGGATGTCCTGTCTGTAAAGATGGGGACAGATGATAAGACGGTTCGTTTCAAGCTGTTCGCCAACCCGTCAGGTGACGGAGTAGATTTGAGGGCAGTCAATCGTTTTGGTGAGCCGAGGGAAAAGAGCCTCTTGCTTACAATACACAAGACGGGACTGATGGAACGCCACGCCAATGTCAGCGACAAACTGCACTTGAAGAAGAACAGGTATGGACAACTCTTGCAAAAGAAGTTCCGCGCCTAAAACAAACCAGCAAAAGAGAATTGGGGGGCTTAATTAACCCCCTTATTCTTTCATTTTAAAACGGAGTTGATGGAGGAATATGAAAAGCGAAGTGAGTTTGGGTTGTGACCCAGAGTTTCTGATACTCGCTAAGGGTAGCACTGCGAGTAATGCGACCGTGTTACCAGCAGACCATTATTTTAATGGTTCGATGGAAGCGGCGGTTGGTCACGATGGTCATTCTTCGACAGGAGAGTTGCGACCAAAACCAGCGGATTCGGCGGCAGAGTTGGTTGCTAACATTAGGCCGTTGATTCAAGAAATTTACAAGACGGTGCGTAAAGACGCCAAGTTTGGTTTGGTTTCTGCGGGTAACGGTGTGCGTGACCCGATTGGTGGTCATATTCACTTTGGTTATGTTGATGAACCAAGCGAATTCACTAAGCAGTGTTTGGATTTGTTCTTTAGCATTCCGTTGGCTTTGATTGAACAAGACCCGTATAATAAGAAACGCAGAACAGGTGACGGTTATGGTCAGCTTGCTACTACTAACTCTAGCGGCATTCGGATTCAATCTGCTTATGGATTCGAGTATCGTCCTCCCGCTAGTTGGTTAGTGTCTAAAGATATTGCTCTGTCAGCATTGTCTTTGGCTCACTGGGTTTGCGAACAATCTTATATGAAAGGAAGTCCCGCGTATAAGGCAATGCAGGTTGGAGTTGGAAAGATTACTGACTGGAATAATCTTAATTCTAAGTTTAAGAACGCGGATAAGACTTACTTGAAGCAAATTTATGATTCACACATTAAAGGAGTAATAGACCTAGCACCCGACGAAGTTAAAGCTAACACTAAGACTTTGCGTGGAATGATTGACCGGCGTGAGTCTTGGAATGAATGGCAAGACTTATCCGTTGGGTGGGGCTTGTCTTTTAATGGTGCGGTCGAAATTCAACCTTTCAATTTTGCTCACCGCGTCTTTGGCTTGCGTAGCATTGAAGCGCAGGTTAATACGCCGTTGATGGTTAATGAGGCTTTCAAGCCAATTAACATTGTTGGCGTTAGTGATTCTAATGCTAAGCGAGATGATTATACTGGCGCGATGTTGGTTTCAAGTAACTTGGCGGCTGGTGGCGAAAAGAGCGACTTGTTTAAGTCTTTCGCGTCATCTTTTGAAGATGCGGATTTGGAAGAAGACCCGCTGTTGCCTGAGAACACTATTTCAATCGCCGAACATATCCGATACAATGAAAAGAGCCGCGCTTGTTTGGCTGAGTTCTTGACTAAATATCGTGCTAGTATGAAGGCGGCAGTAGAATTGAATGGGGCGGGTAAGCCTAAGAAAGTTCGCGCTAGCCGCCATGCGGCTTGTGGTAATGCGTAGAGAGAGTGATTATGTATGTGTGGTATAGCTGGTTTGATTAAGTTGAAAGGTTCTACTCTTGACACCAAGACGCAACAACTATTGTTAGAGCGTCTTTTGTATGGCATTGAACCGCGAGGGGGGCAAGCTAGTGGGATTGGTTGTTACTGGTTTGGTTCTGAACGCAAAAGTCATTGGGCTAAGCAAGCGGCTGGCGCAGAGCGTTTCATTCAATCCAAGTTCTTCGTTCAGGCAGCGACTATGGACGCTCACGCGTTCTTCTTGCACTCTAGGTTAGCGACGACGGGTAGTGTTGATAATCTTAATAACAATCACCCCGTTCTGACTGAGCATTGTTCTCTGGTTCATAATGGCACTTTTTCTCAATGGAATTATAATAAGACTATGGAACGGGATGGTTTGAAACCAATGGCTAAAACTGAGGTTGATTCTCAGATTATTGGCTTGATGCACGATAAGTTTAAAGACGCTCGTGAAGCAGTCAAACACTTGGACGGTTCTTTTGCTTATGCTTTGTTTGATGACCGTTATAACCGCATTCAAATCGTAAAGCACTCTAATCCGGTTGTCGTGGCTTTGATTGAGGAGTTGAAGATAGTCTTATTCGCTAGCACTAGGGAAGCTATTGAGTATGCTATTTGCGAGTTTGAATGCAAGTATAACTTCTTTGTTGTTCGTCGTCCTCGTTGGCAAGCGAATTATATTGAAATGAAGGACGATACGCTGCTTGAGTTTAACTTTACTAAGGACTCTTTCGTGGCGGATTATGTCCAGCCGGATAGTATAAAGAGTTCTCAGTCAGGTGCTTGTAATGGCTGGTATGATGCTAATGGAAACTTTCATGCTTATTGGGAAGGCGAGGATGACGAGTTAGGAACACCATATCGCGGTTCTAACAATCAGACGATTCATGTTAAAAAAAACAGCGAAGATGGGTCTAGCGGAGTTCTTGTAGATAAAGTTATTAGGGTTATAAGGAATAGTGAGTTGCCGCCAAATCGGTTTGAGATTTCTCGCAACTTGGTTGATGATGAAGCCGGAAACCCGTTTTTAACAATGCTTAATTTGTGTTTCAAACAAGATATTAAGCAGGGCGTGTTGGGTGGGGCTAAAGGTTTTATCGTCACGCTTGATGATAAGGTTGATAATGTTGTTCGTTGTAATCGTATTTGGATGAAGCGTAAGGATGTTTGTGGGCGTTTCTCTGAAATTATGGATACGATGGAAGCGATGATTGGTTTTGAAGATGAGGAAGCTAGAGCTGAAGAAGCTATGACTGAAACGGATATTAGTAAAGCGTTGGACGAAGAAGCGCAAGCGGCTTTGAGTGCTAGTGCGGATGCTGAAATTATGGAACAACAAGTAACTAATAACTAAGGTGTTTTGGATGGGTAATTGTCGTTTTAGAGTTCGTGCGCTTCCCGTTGGACGAAAGTTTATTATCAAAGTTGATATTAGTAGGCGCATACACATACTAGAACCTGCTTGGATTAGGGGTTATGCTGGAGCGAATTACGCTTTGCTTTCTTTAAAAGAAATGCGAGAAAGTGAACCATTCCGCCGTTTTGTTTTGGCTAGAACTTTACGAAAGGACGACCAACCGCCCGATAGCTTGTTAATAACTTTAGAATTGATAAAAGAGGGCATTACTCCTGAAGTTTTGGAATTTTTGCGAGTTTCAAACGAGTTTAGGCGCGACACTTTTCCGTTTGTGATTGTTGATTTGGATAAAATTGGTTCTGGTGATTGGTTGGATGAAAAAGCGAGTAAAAAAGTGTAGGTTTCACCAGAGGGATATTAGTTTTGATAAGCCTTGGACTTTCGCGCCTAAAAGGATAAATATGGATAATTATATATATACGGCTTATAAACGTAATGTTAGTTCTTCGCGTATTTTGATTGCGGATAGTAATACTCTTGGTAGGTTGAGGTCACGCTTTAAAGATATGGCGGCGTTTTATAAACACGATTGTTTAACTGACAATGACGAAGTTAACGAATATATTTTGATAGAACCAAAAGATTACGCTACTCAAAAGGGTTGTATTGTAACTTGCCATTGGAGTGAAGAGTTCATTGCTTTGCCGGTTGATTCTATTAAGCGCATACTATCGGGCGACCCGAAGATAAGGTCTGATTATGATGATTAAGAGGTGTTTTAAGTGGCTTTCAAAGTAAGAAAATTGCCCGTCCCGAAGATGATTAAGTGTTATGAAGATATACCTAACGGGTTTAATAGCACTTTCACGGAACGCATTGACACTATGAATGAGCATTTGGATTGGCAGAACTCGGCTACGGGTAATGTTAGGCGACAATTGTTCTTTTATAGGGCGGTTAGACCTAATTATAGAGCGTCTTTTGATAGTTATAATGAACGAACAGGTAATAGTTCGAGTAGTTCGTTTTTGAACGAGTATGAGTTAATGGTTGGTTTTAATAGCCGTGTTGAACCTAATCGTTCTGGGGCTTTGAGTTTGGATTATCCTGTTTGGGCTAAGAAACCGTTTTTGATTGTGATGAAGGAAGATATTATCAAAGATAAGAAAAAGAAAGAAGCAACTGCGACTAGCGTTGGGGCTGAAACCGTAACGACAGATGAAGGTATTGTGTTGTCTATGCCAAGATTTGTTTATGGTGCAGTTACCGACGAGCCGAGCGGTTTTACTGGCACGAGTATCAATAGGTAGGCTATGCCAGACCCAGAAGAACCTTAAACTGTTACTATCGTGTAGTAGTTTCGGTAGGTATATATTCAATCGTATGCATTATATTCATTGCCCGTTTTTTGGGGTAGTTAAAAAAAACAAAGTAGGTGAGAACGGAATGGCGAAGAAATTCGGCTTGTCCATATACGGACGGGCTAAGAGTAAGTCGGAAAAGGGGAACACGACTCTCGCCCTCGTTGCGAACAGCAAGAGGGGCGGGGTAAGCGTGGTCGCTGTTGACGACAAGGGGGCTATCATGAAGAATGGTTGGCTCGTAACTTTCTGTGGAGATGGTAAGATTTACCGCCACAAGAAGGTTGACAAGGCACTTGGTTTCGCTCTTAAGAACAAGAGCGCAGTCCTGATGAAGAAACTCTAAGGGCTAAGAACTAGTGCTTTTTTGGGTTGGGGGTAATCTCTCGTTTGAGTGTTATCTCCAACCCCCTAATTCTATTTCTTTATGGTGGGTGTTTTTGTAATGGGTAGGCCAGTAAAATTTGTTGGTTGCCACTTCCCTAATTGTGATGGGAAGCATTATTCTTTGGGTTTGTGTACGAAGCATTATCATAATAGGCGTGGGCGCATTCGTAATGCGGTTGCTTTAGATACGTTTATTTTGATTGTTACTCGCTTTCCGGCATTGCCGAAGGGTGTTCGTGAGCCGCGTAAAGATTTGACTGCTTATCAGAGGGTAAAGGGTAATGGTCATGCGCGTTTGTGTCCAAAGTGTGGCAAGGTAACGCATACTAAGCCGCCCTTTTTGTGTCCTTTATGCACTATGAGGACGCCTTCTCGTGCTAAGCGGCGGTTGATTGGTAATGAGTAATTGTCGGTTTCATCGCCCCACTTTAACAGAGCGCGTTAAAATATGGTATAAATACTCGTTTATGCTAGACCTAGATTATAGGATTTGGTGGTTGCGAGCTTATTATCGCGTAGTTAAAAATGACGCTTCTCATACTGATGCTGCAACGTGGTTTATATTCGGGTGGGTGATAGTAATGGCTACTTTTATAGGTTTTATGTTAGGTAGTATTTTGGGTAGGCTTGTTGGTGGTTGAGGTTGCCGTATTCCAGAATAGAAGACCGTAGGGCGGCTGTCACTAGACATTATCATCGTAACCCGCGAAAGGTTATAGCTTGGAATTTAGCTAGGCGCGGTAAGTATCGCACTCTTGTTCAAGAGTATAAGCGAGCTAAGGGTTGTGCTAAGTGTGGGTTACGTGAGCCAGTGTGTTTAGACTTTCACCACGTTAGAGGTAAGAAAGAGGCTTTAATTAGTGCGCTTTTAAACAGTGGCTTTGGCTGGGAACGTATCTACGCCGAGATGGTTAAGTGCGAGATACTCTGTGCTAATTGCCACCGTTTATTACACTGGCGAGCCACGCATCCAGCTTCTCCTTCCAGTCGCGTGAACGCACGGCGAAGTAGCAGTGCGCGTTGAGGTCTAGGCAGAATTTAGTGAACTCTACCTCTTCACGGGGGTCATACCTCCCGTTTTTGCATTGTATTAAAAGGGGGGATTCCCCCTTTTTTATTGCGGCTAAATCGGCTTTCCCGTGGGAGCCAGCCGCTCGGATGACAAACCATCCTTTGCTTTCCAAGTAGTGTTTTATTTCATATTCGTAGCGGGTTCCTTTTGAATATTTCGTCATACTTTTATATTATGAATGCGAAGGTATATATACTTGAGTGACACTAAATCTAATAAGTTGGATTAAGGGGGTTTGAAAATGTTAACACAAACAGCAGTAGAAGCAATCATAGCCCCAGACGAGTTTCAAAAGTTCTTAGATTACGGCAAGACAGTTCAAATACCTATTGGTTGTAATCACAAGGGACAACAAATGTATTTCGAGTATGACGTTCAACAGTATTTAAAAAAGAGGGATAAAGATGCCGAATTGTCGGTTTCACAAACGAAAGTTTGACCTGACATATCTCAGAGGTTTTTCCAAAAGCCATCATTATAGTTTGTTGGTGGGAATATATCGGCGTAGGTTAGTATATTATAATTCCAAAACGCAAGAAATGATGTATCCTGACGTTTTTAGAAAAATGGTAAAATCAAGCGGTTATAAAATGAAAGAAGTGTTCCCAAATGCCAAACTGCAGATTTAGAGTAAGAGATTGTTCCAAATCGTCGTCCATAGGTTCTAAAATTAAGGATGAATTGGAAAAAATTCCACAATTTGCTTTAGTTCCCGGTGAACGTGCGAAATTTTTAATAGATGTATTTGCTCTCCCTACCGGAGAACCAATAATAACAGGTATGCGTATTGAAAAGACCAGACTGGACTATTTCAGTATTGGTGGTAGAAGCCAAAGGGCTTCTGAAAGATTCTACAAAATTACTAAGAGTGTGTGATTAAATATGCCAGAGTACAGTAAAGGTGACAAGTTCACCGAAAAACTAACCAAAAGCGGCGGAAGCCACTACCTCCTAGTAGGGGAGAGCCTCAAGAAATACTTGGGATTAGAAGACGCAGACAACGACGAGCTGGTTCTCTTAATAGAAGAGTCAAAGAAAGGCAAATACCTAGCAATATACAAAAAGAACGGCGTTTAACATTGGATGATAACTTCTCAGAACTAGTAATAGCCGTCTTCGCGCCCCTACGCGCAGCCGGAGTTAGCCCAGAAACCCAAGAGGTTTACAAACAAAAATACATAGCCCAATACGCAAACAAAGACGGGGCGGGAATAATCGCCACGAGCAAAGAACTAAAAACGAGATTCGACTATCTAAAAGAAGAACACCTTGCACAAATATATATCTATGCTACTTCCGCATGGGAAACAACCCCCCTATCAGAGATTCAACTCTCTCCGAGTATGCGGACTGATGCGGTTGTGTTGGCGTTGAAGCCGAAGGTTATGAATGGCTCTACGTTTCAAATACACAAGATAGAGGGGGCGTTCCCCTTCAATGACGTAAAGCGAATGATACGCGATACGACGGTCTTAGACTTGTCCGATGAAGCTAAATGCAAACTACCCTTCTTCATATCTAAAGAGTTAACGCTTGGCGGGAACATAACTTCTTCGTTGGATAAGAAAGACAAGAGTTACTCTTTATACGAAGTGGGTATTAACGAGAAGACTAACGAGGTTAAGTTCTTATTCATAGGCGAACCCAGAAAGAAAGGACACCCGATGGGCGACATAATGACCTTCTCAATGCCACTCTATACTTACAAGTTCTTAGCCGAAGATGGACGCGAATACGTCTTATTCTCAGTCAAAGAATTGACGCTGGGTAGGCACAAAGTTACTGGTATGCGAATAGTAATCAGCGACTTGTCACCCTTTGGTGACTCAGCCAAATTCTCAACAATGCGCCAAGTCCTATTCGTCCACACAGCAGAACCAGACATACACCAATTAAAACCAGAAGAAGCGCAAGCAATAGCATCCAAACACGATTACGAAACATTCATGTACTCCTTACGCGGCGGTTACAAACACCCCGTTTGGTTTGAAAAATTCATGGCAGCGTGGCTCTTATCAGGCAAAGACAGTGGCTATCCATTGCACATAGCTTGGCTATCCGAGGCGGGCGGGGGCAAGTCAAAATACATGACTGCGCTCTACGAGCAGTTTCGAGAACTGCAAAGGCCAGCAGCAATAGGAACACTCAAGGGTTTAGTTCCTCACTTTGGTGGAAGTGTGCCTGATGAGGGGTATCTGTGCAAGTGCCAGAGGTTCGGGTTCGTTGACGAGTTTTTCTCCATCCTCCGTCGCTCAACCTTCAACAAACAGGACACGGACTCTGGCACTAGCCTGATGCTACCCATCTTGGAACACATGACTTACCAAGGGGATTCGGGTTCACACGCTTCAATAACGGTTAAGCCGAGTATGCGGGCGTTGTTCTGTTCAAACATGAAGAACTATTATGGGTTCGAGAATATGTTTGAGATTAGTCAACACATTAGCAACGCTTTCATGTCCCGTATATTGTGGTATGTGCAGACTGACGCTCACGTTGCTTTTGTGAACGCTTACAAAGCTAAGGTAGCTGAGGCTGAGCGTGAGGCTGGCGAACCACTTTACCCCAAACATAGTGCCGAGTTCGTTAGTTTGGTAGATTATTGCACTAGCTTCATGTTGCCCGTCAAGTCGGAAACGGTTGAACAGATTTACGCCGAGTATGAAACTCGCGCCGTGCCGGACGGTTTGGCGGAAGTGTATAGGGCTAGGTCTCGTCACCACATTGCTTGCTTGGTGGACGGTATTGCTAAGGTTAATTGGATTACTCAAAAGCGTGACAAGTTGGAGATTAGGGACGAGGACATTATAGAGGCTAGTGCGATTTTCGGCACGATAATCTTGTCATGGACTCCACAATCAGCGTTGGGTAATGAGTGGGTTCCGGTTAGCATTAAGCTGAACTACTTGTCTTACGACCAGCGTAAGTTGTATGACTTTATAAAGTCCAAGCCCAACGTGGGACGGGAAGATGCTTTAGTGTTTGCTCCAAATTCAGAAGCTAACCTGCAATTCTTGGTTGATAAAGGATTGTTAGAGTTAAAACGCTCAGAAGAGTTTGGAAAATGGTTATACGAAGCGAAGGCGGGTTAGAGTGGGAGTTGATTGAAATGAAGTGTCAACATTGTGGGTGGTCAGAAGGAATTTCTTTCTATGACATTAGCACGGTAAATATCGAAGTCATTTACATTAAGTTTCACTGCAAAAAGTGTGGCTATGTCCAAGAAGAGCGTTCAAAGGAGGAATGAAAGATGGCAGATTATATGAAGGTAGGAAAGATAGTTCAAGCGTCAAACCCAATTTGTTTATCTTGTAGATTATGGCATTTGCAAGAAACATTTGGAACAGATAACAAAAAGTATTGGAAATGTGGTCGTTGCAATGCTATGTTCGATTTCATTCCAATGAAGAAGCGGGTGTGATGTTGTTCGTGATACAAACAAAGACGGCAGACGGAATTTATTTTGAAGTAGACCAACTACTTCATAGTAGAGATGCATACTTACCTTGTAGGTCAGAGAAAGGTAAAGAAGTTGCAAATAAGTGCGAAATTGGTTTAAAACAAGAATTTGTTTCTTTTTCTGATTATCAAGCTGAACGTGAGAAAGACCAGCAAGCGTTCCAGAAGACACTTGACAAAGCCCAAGAGATACACGAAGCTGAATGTGTAGCATTAGCAGCAAGAATACGAGAAATCGCCGATGGAATATCCTGCCTTGATGTCAGATGGTGTGACTTGAATGGAGATATTCGCCTGCTGTGCGATAATTGCCAGCTAAAAAGAAGCTGTTTTTTGTTGGCGGTTGAAATCGAGGGGAAGAATACGAAGGTATAAATACTTGTACATACATATAAGTGGGGGATTAAAATGTTTGAGAAACGGAAGGAAGTGACGGCGTTAGACCGTCACGAAAAGGCGGCCAGAGTAATGTCAAAGATGATAAAAATCTTACAAGACGAAGGATTTATCATAGAGACACAAGTTTGCAGACATTTAAGTTATAATGGAGTTAGTTTCGATATTGATACGGTGTTAAGATGAATCCGATTATAGCTCGTGAACGGTCTCTCTTCTTGAGGGAAAAGATAATCCAAGCTCTAACAAACTGTCACACGCCTACGCCAATAGCGGGTGTTGTGCGGTTGATAAATGACTTCTTGCCTGAAGGTGAGAAGACTAGTCAGAACGTCATATCAGCAAACCTTAAACGCTTGCAGGATTCGGGTGCACTCGCTCAGAATGGGATTATGCAAGCTAAGATAGGACAATGTAAGTGCTATTATAAACCATGAGGGGATTAAATGACTAAGAAAGTAGAAGCAAACCCGCGAAAAGATTACTACGACTCAGAAGAACACTATGAGACGCAGAAACTTCGCGACCAGATAAACGTAGCCGAAGACTTGATAAGTATATCAAGAACTAACGCTGAAATTAAGGAAACCGAAGCCAAAACAAACTTCGTAGAAATAAAAACCTCAGCAGTAGCGGTGGCAATATTAATTGCAATCGTACTCACCGTCAAATACATATTCTTCTAGAAATAGAAGCTAACGCCACGCCAAGGCGTAAAACTGGCGGAAGTGAAACCCAATGGGAGACCTAACACAATGGGCAGAAGCGGACAAAGAAATCTTGGCAAACACCAAGTATTTCAAACCCGAAATAAACATAGAATACCAAGTATCCTTCGCAGACGTAACGCCTGAAAAGCGACCTATGCCCGTATGGGAGAAAGGGATTCAGAAGAAAAACCCAGACGGAACACCCATCCTCGCCGACCAGCTAATGGTTGACGTAACAATGGATTCCCTCAACGGACAGAAGGTGGATATGCTCTTCTCGTTCAGCGCGTCAAGCAAAGCGTTGTATGAAAAGGTCAAATCCTACGATATGAACGGGGTTTTGAAAACTTGGCTCTTCTCATTCAAGAAGACCAAGAACGGAAACAAGACGGAGTGGCTTCTGACTCCTATCAAGCAGAAGCCCGCGGCGGCGGCTCCCGCCACCCCTTCTCTTCCAGAACCACTAGTGGGTTCGATAAAAGTAGATGTTATAAGAATGCCCGGCGTGAACATGGATAAGTTTGAAGCCGTAGCAGCCGATGGTTCGGTTCATGTCATAACGAAAGGAAAACAGGCCTTACCGGCAGAAATAGCTAGTACCCTAATAGACCACGGTTGTGCAGTTAGAGTAGTAGAGATGAATTTGGCGAAAGCAATATGATAAAAACTCCAGTGTTTAATGAAGAGTCCCTTTGGCTCTTCGCAATCTGGATGGGCATATTAACTTTACTGGTGTTGTTATTTGGTTGAGCAATTCTTCATAGACCCCGAATCGGGAATAAAACTAGGCATACTGACTACCAGAGGAATCACTGCAGAACACCTATACAACCCATTCACAGACTCGGATTTACAGCCGACACCCAAGCCAATACAAGCACCAACCATTCGGTATTATTGTTGGGGTTGTCAAAGTTACATAACCGTGTTTCATCCAGAACACATAAACCATTGTCCGGTTTGTGGTGCGATAATGGAGTTTATAAACATTAGGACTCCGAGAGGGCAAGATGTTCTAGCTCAACTGGCTGAACACGATGTTGGAAAGATAAGGTGGGATTAGTGGTAGACGTTGAAGAAGAACACGCTAAACTTAAACTCATACAAAAACTTAGTAGACGAAGACGCAACATAGTTTATAACCCGTATAGGTTGGATGGCGTGTTGCCTAAAAATCCAAGAAACTCTCGCTTTACTAAACGCTTGTTGACTCGTCGCTTTTGGCAAGAAGCTCAAGACGACTTAAAACTTGGAGTTAAGAGTAAGGAAGAGATTTTTGGCAGGTATTATGATAGAATGGGTTTGTTGCTAGGTTTTATAAAGCCCCGCAACCAAGAATAAAGATAGGTGATTTGAAGTATGGTGGACCCAATAGTAATCTTAGCAGGAGTCCTAGGCGGAGCCGTTCTCGGTTGGTCTGGGTTTAGAAAGGCGAGTGTAGATGGTGAGCCATTCAATCCGCAGAAGTTTGCTTATTCAATGATAGCACCCTTGCTTGGTGGTTTGTTGGCTGGTCTCTGTTCGACAGACATACAGACTGCCGCGCTTGCGGGTATAGCTGGTAAGCTCATACAAGAGCACATTTGACGCTAGCCCGAAAAGACCTATAGTCCTTGACTTCCGTCAGGAAGTTGAGGACGGAAGTTCCAAAAGGACAAGTCGGGGGTTCAGAGTAAGTTAAAGCATCCCTCGGAAATACTAGCGGCGAGTTAGCTAGCCAATGACTCGCACGGCCTAGCGTTTCTGACGCGGTGGATAGTGCTTTAACGAGCTATGAAGAACCCCCTTCGCCATTATTTGAGGTGGAATAGTATGCCATGTAGATTTAGAAAACGATTTGCTTGCCCATTTTGTAAGAGCAACGATACTGTTGTTACATTTATGAGAAAAGGTAGCGACCCCAATGTTAAGATAAGTTTTATAAGTATAACCAACAATGAACAGAAAAAAATAGAGTTGGATGCTTGTTTGGAATGTGGTAAGTTTTTTAAAGTGAACTAAAATGCCAGATTTAACGGAAGCGGAACAAGAAGTCTTGAACGTCTTAGCTAAGCAGAGGGCTAAAGGTAGGAAGAAGTATGCGACTAATGGCTTGAACTTCAAGTTAAAAAACCCCGAAGTGTGGTTGGATTACGCTATTGAGGAAGCAGCAGACCAGTTACAATACCTAGTATGTATGAAGATGAAATACAAAGAGGCGAACCCGAAATGAACGAAAATTTTTCATTCCAAACCTTCTTATGGACTTGTGGTTGTGGATGCGTAAACGATTCCACTATATGCGAAAAGTGCGGCAAGACCTATAATGCTGTTAATTAGGGGTGATTTTATGTATAAACTCTTAGGCTATACCGTTCTGGATGGGCTAGAATACCAAAAACTAACAACCCCAGACCCATCCATTGCCATTTGCAACGCAGACCTCACCAAATGCACAACCGACAATCAGGCACTCAAAACAAAGGTGTCTACACGCGATTCTGTGATAACCAACTTACAAGACCAAATTGAAGTCAAAACACAAGATATAGAAGCCCTCATGTCAAAAATACCCAAACAAGACCCATTAGAACAGACTCTTACTAACAAATATCCAAAGCAATTCATACCTTACCTATATGGTTTTACATTCAACCAACCTAACGCCAGACTGCGTTTGGATGTTCGAGACTTCCTTCAACACTCAATAGATGACCAACTACCTACTATGGGTGGTGTAACTGATGATGAGAGAGCCACTAGATGTAGGGCTTACGTTCAAAGCTTCTTAACCTACCAACCAGACAAGACCCTGTATGGAGTAAATGAAGAGTGGCAGTTCGCCCCACTAACCATGCAACTAAAGAAAGGAGATTGCGAGTGTGGAGCTATACTAATGGCTAATATGATGATAAAAGCAGGCATACCATACTACAAAGTAAGGATAGCTTGTGGAACAGTAAAAATGTCAATCCAACCAGACGCAGAACAACTAGGCCACGCCTATGTCTGTTATTATCGTGATAATGGTGGTTGGGTAGTATTAGACTGGTGCTTTGACCCAATCAATGCTAGCACACCAATAAACAAGCTACCACTACATAAAAACAATCCACTCTATATGCCAACCGAAGATGCGGTATGGTTCTCCTTTGACGCTAAAAATGCTTACGCTCAGAACAACTTCTATGACAAAGTGGACGAGAAGAACACAAAGAGGTTCATACCATGAAGGACTACAACAAATACAGTTTCACAAAAAACAAATGTAAAAAGCACCAATGCGTTATGATTAGGGAGCGGTTAGAGAACGGTTACATAGACCACTGCCCCAAATGTGCGAGGGAGAAACGTGTCAATACCACTAGTGCCTGAAGACAAACTACGCTCTATCCAAGCAATGCAAGAACGCATACGCCAACGCAAAGAAATGAAAAAGAACGCCTCAATGCGAGGCGTGTGTGGGTTCTGTAAAAACCTCTATAGAGACCGGTTCGGCGGCTGCCAATGCGGAATAGTAATGCTCGGAGTAGGTCACGTTATCAAAAAACCCTTCGACGAAGGATGCGACAAGTGGCAACCGCGAGAAAAATACCAACCAGAAGTCTACGCTAAAGCCATCCAAAACGAAAAGTTCGCTAAACGCCTACGCCAAATGGAACAAATACAACGCTGGGGCGGAACAAGACAACCATTCTAAACCCAAGCCACTATCTCCCAAACACCAGCTTTGCAAGTTCTACCAGAGTTTCCGGTATTCATACTCACCGTCACTTCGATGTATCTTGCAGAGATAGTTCCAGAGATTTTTTCATAAACCGAAGTAATTACCTGCTGTGTGTTTGCAGAAGCTGTTTGTGTTGAGTGCGTAGTATAGGTAGAATCATCCGTACTAGACTTAAGTTTTATAATTGATGTGCCAGACTGCGTTGAAGCACCACCAGCTATTGCGGCAGCCGCCCAACTCAAGCCATAAATTGATTTGACTGAACCCAAATCTATTTTTAAGAGCACTTCTTCTGCATCGGTTTCATAAGAACCCAACACATTCGTTCTATAATAGGTGGGTGTGGTTTCATCGTAATCTGAAACGTTGCCATCAAATACTTCACCAATCGTGCCCGTATTACTACCCCAAGTGGGTGTAGGAATGGTTGGTGAAACTCCATAGCAACCATTCGTGTATGTTTCTGAGGTTGTGAACCAATTGGTTGTGTTGGTTGGAAACGTGCACGATTCTGCTGCAATCAAACAAATTGGGTTGCCAATACCATAAACCCCGCCAGTTTTAACATATTGAGCAAAACTAGAACGATTATAAGAAAGCATATCTCCCGCCGAAGGAACAAAAACATCGGTAACGGGCGTAATGCCGGTTTTAGCGTATGCGTATTCATATACCGACGTCGCGTTTAAATCTGACGCGGTTTTCAGAGTGAACTCCGTAGTACGATAAGTCCTAGCCACATCTGCGGCGAGCTTTGCAGTAGTTACATTCGCATCCAAAATCTTCGCGGTTGTCACTGCGTCCGAAGCAATCTGTGAAGCCACAACCGGCTGGAAAACCAAACGCAAATCAGTAATATTTGCATTCACAATACTCGTAACGCCAGCAGCTACAGCTACAACCGCCAAAGCAATTGAAGAAGCAGCCAAGTCAGGAACAGCCGGAGAAGAAGCAGCAGTACCCGTAGTCACACCAATCGTGCCACTAGAGTTAGCGTATATAACGTCATAACGCGGATTAGACCCATCAGCAGCAGTAATAATCACATTGCTAACGCTAGCCTTAGTAACTGTCGTTCCAGCCCACAAATAACTACCAACAGCCACATCTACACTCATATTAGCCCCAGCACTACGCTGAGAAACAGCCAAACCAGATACGACAACGTTTCCTTGCAAAGCCTGACTACGATTAGACTCAAAAATAGCCCAACCATTACCAAGCAAAGCATCTCCAGTTACATAATTCGGAAAACTCATCTCAAATCAAACTCCTTCAATCAGTAATGCCAAAAACCCAAGTATAAATAATCTCTACCGAACTAGTCTTAGAGATAGCTGTGTGTACGTCGTGAGAAAACAATATTGGCGTTCCATCCGTATTAACTAGCCCTGTTTCTGTAAGAACGCTTCCATTCGCCTCAGTAGAAGCAACATAACCC